CAGGCTCGGCCCTATCCGTGTCCATGCTTCTATCACGAATTTCTTTGATTCTATCTGCTTTGCCGCTACTCCACCTCATTCCAGCGTCTCCACCCCACGCTGCCCATGCGACTCTGCCGGGTGACGGATAGCCATCCTCTCCAGGAGAAAAACCCTCGGCTTGTTTGTCTACTTTGTGGCGTGCGAAAAACGAGTTCATTTGCAGAACTGTGTCTGCGCTTAGTTCGTTGCCGCTCAGGATCTGCGTTGCCCTGCGTGCTGCAACCTCAGTGCCACCAGCTTCGCCATCAGCTTTCCAATCCCGATAACGCTGCGCCTCTTCCTTCATGCCTGACGTTGGCGTCAGATCAATCTCAACGCCTTCAATCGTCGCCATCTTCCTGCACCTCCTCCTCATCAGACACTGGCGGATCAGTGTCACCAAATGGATCGGCGCTATTGGCAGGTCGCGCCTGAGTCAGGCCAGCACCGCTTGTCTCGCTCGGATCGGTGTCCGTGATGATGTTCTTCTCGTCCAGCATTGCCAGCTCAGCCTGTCGCATCGTTAGCAGCTCTTCAATGTCACCGCCTTGCTCGCTAATGACTTGACCAAGAGTTTTGAAGCCGCTGCGCACTGCTGACTTGTAAGCCGCAACCTCTTTCTGAGGATCGACCCATTCCCAACTGCGCGGCACCCACTTGCTGGCGCGATAACGATCAGGGTCCGTTTCGTAACCCGGCAGGCTCAGCGTTCCGCTCAACACCGCCATGTCCATCCACTTTTCAAAAACGATTTGGTGGAAGTTCTCAATGAAATAACGCTGCAGACACTTATATGTGTCCCGCTCCTCAAGCAAGCTCAGCCGGCTGCTGCTGTAGTTCGACTGGCTGTAATTCTTGCTGATGCTTTCAAAGCTCACCCCGATGCCAGCAGCTGCAGCACGCAACATTGACCGCGTAAACGCCTCAAGCTGCCCATCAGGTGCGTCCAGCTGCGGCACCTCAACGCTTTGGCCTGGGTCTAGGTACTTGAAGACGCCAGGCTGAAAGTCTGTGACGCGCTCGCCATCAACAATGTCATCACCGACCAGCTCACCCTCTGGGCTGGTGATAAATCCCATCAATGCGCTACTAGCCCGCGCACGCACAAGCTCAGCGTTTTCATAACCATCAAGCATGTGCAGCCGCTGCAACGCTGAGGCAAACCAAGTGACACCGCGCGTCTGGCTAGGACGCTCAGGCATGAACAGATGAATTACATCCTCAGCATCAACACGGATGCGGCGCGCAGTGCGCACGTTGCCGGCATAAACATCGCCGGGATGGTTGGCATAAAAGTTGTAGGCAATCGGGCGCAGATACTCATCACGCTCAATCCCCATGCGGACCGTTCTTTTGTCCTTTGAAGCTTGAACGTCATCATCGACGAGATAGTCAGCCTCAAGCACCTGCAGCGCAAAAGGAATGCCGCTGTCACCAAATGGCCGGCGAATAATTCTGATGAACACCTCACCAGACTCAGCCAAGCTGCGGCATAGCAGCCGCTCCATGTCATAGAAGCTCAGCAGGCCACTGACATCGCAGCGCGTCTTATGGCTCCAGCGTTGCCATGCTTGATGGATGCGGGCATTGGTTGCCTCATCCATCCGACCGCCACGTTGCATTCGCACCTGTGACTGATGATAGATACCGTGCCCGATGACATTGTTGGTGATTGACCTTAGGGCCTGTTTTGCATAGTCGTTGTCTCTGCAAAGCTGCCGCGCGCGGTTGCGCAACATCTTGTAGCTCGACTTAATTTCACTGTCTGCACTGGTGCCACTCGTCACCCAGTCAGCAGTCAGCCGGCTAACTCTCGCGCCCGCATAACTACGGCGACGTTGTGGCCGCTCACGTCGGAACAGTTCGCGGAATGCAGATCGAACGCCCATCAGAATCTCACGAACAAGTTGTGGGGATTGCCTTGACCATTGCGAATCAGATCAGCTGTCTGCTCTCGCTTAACTTCAGCTTTCAGCTTAGTTTCTAAAGCCAGCAAATCTGCTAACTCATACTTCTGCAAGTTACGTCCGGCAACTGAGTAACTCTTGACTGCGCCACCGTTAAGAATCGTTCGGATGGCAGCCTGTACTTGATCAAGATCAACTTGCGCACGGCTGCGGCCATCAAACGCGCCAGGAGTGCCTGAGTAGGCAAGACTTGCAATGGCCTTGAACTGACCCTCGCCCGCTAAATACTGCGTCGAGCCGCTGACCGCTACAAGCTGGAAAAACCAAGTGCCAGCAACCCAAGTCTCAGTTGTTGATGACGAGATGGTGACGCGCCAGCCGTCACCCTGATTGGCGGCCGTTACCGATGCACCTTTACTAGCTGTATTTGTCCGCCCGTACCAAGTCAGCGTGTAGGTGTTGTCAATCGTTGTGCCAATGCTGTTGGCAAAGGACGGCACATCAAAAATTACGGTGTCGCCGATCCTGATCTCAGCCGGATGTTTAATCACCAGTTGTTCACGAACGACGGCGCTGCAACCGCTTTACGCGGTGCTTCCTTCGATCTTAGCGGCTGCTCCAAACGCTTTTCCAACTGATCCCAAATCGTCCTGCGGTCATATTTGCGATACAGCAGCTGCAAACAGGCATAGGCATAAATCAACGTGTCCCAGCTCTCGTTCCTTGCTCCGCCCTTTTTGACCCATATCCGCTCAGGGAATCCGTTTCTAAATTTGATCGCTTGCTTCTCAGCTGTAAGCATCTTGAAATACTCCTCGCCGGTTGTGGCGTGAAAGTGCAAGTAACCCTCACCCAGCTCGGTGTACTTCAACCGGCCCGCCATCGTGTTCTTGATGGCATGAACGCCAACAGGGAATAACGTCGCACCCTTTTTGATCGTCTTGCCTCGTGAGTTGATATCAACCTTTGTGGCCTTGCCAATCGGCTGCTTGTCTCGCTGGCTCTGACCCTTGATGGCAATCACGCCATTTGCCCTGCGCTCTCGCGCGTATTGATACACCTCGCTCGTAGCAAAACCACCGCTGTCTACTGCGATGAAGTCAGCCTTCAAGCTGCCGCCCAGCTCATGCGGCCACTTGCGCGTCACGAACTCGTCTAGCCGTTTCCATACCTCAGACCGCGTCGGGTCTCCCGCAATCTCGATGTACTGAATCAGCCAGCCCTCTTCCTTGCGGCCCCAGCCCCACACACTGATCGCCAATCTTTCCCCAAGCGTTCCGCCACCACCCTGCACGTCAACGCCGATCGTGACGGTCAAAACACCAGCAGGCAGAACACCCTCCTCGTAGTCCTCGCATCGTTCCACCAGCGCCTCAGCACTCATGGCGCTGCTGTAATCGTCAGACCATGTCTGTCCAAGCGTCGTGTTGATCCACACCCGCAACGCCTCAGGGTTTGACTTGGCCTCTAAAAACTCAGCGACAAGATCAGCCCACCGCGCGTTCGGGCTGTAGCTGTACGCCGCCCAGATGTGAAACCCTGCGTGCTTACCGTTGCCCGGCGCAGTAGCTCGCCACTCACCGCGCTCAACCATCCACCGTTTCTTGCTGTGCGGGATCAAAACACCGCAGCCTTTGCACGCATAAGCCGCTGTCTCAGGATCGTTATTGATCCACTTGATGTTCTCCCACTCCAGCACCTGCATCTCACCGCACATGGGACAAGGCACGAAATACTTGCGCTTGTCTGACTCCTCATACATCCGCTCAATGCGGCTGAAGTCCTTCACCGTTGGCGTGCTGCCGGCAATGATCTTGCGGTTCCAGTAATACTCAGTTCGCTTGATGCCCAGCTTGATCTGATCACCCTCAGATCCTGCTGACGCCGGATAACCGTCAACCTCATCGAACAACACAACCCTTCTGCTGACACGCCTAAATCCACGCGGTGAGTTAGCCCCCA